GTCAGCAGCAAGAGTAGAAGAATTGTATAGCAACGCAATCGCTGCAATGCAATCTTACAAAACTTCAACCCCGCACGAAGAGGTGGAAGAAGAGTATGAAGATTAGAACGTACAGCGAACTTTTGAAGTTGCCAACTTGGAATGAACGATTCAAGTACCTGAAACTAGAAGCCCAAATCGGAAACGAAACTTTTGGTCAAAATAGATTCTTAAATCAAGATTTCTATCGTTCGCCAGAGTGGAGAAGACTGCGAGACTATATCATTCTTCGAGACAACGGATGCGACTTGGGAGTAGAAGGCATGGAAATTCACGGTCCAATCTACATTCACCATATGAATCCGATTTCTGATTCTGACATTATCCATCAAAGTGACTATCTCATAGATCCTGAATACCTGATAAGTGTTTCATTCCAAACTCACAATGGAATCCATTACGGAAGTATCGATTTGGTAGAAGACACTTATGTTGAACGCAAACCAAACGATACTTGCCCTTGGAGGTGATTACTTTGTATAAACGACCATTACGTTCAGACGAACTTTACCATTACGGTCGAAAAGGAATGAAGTGGGGTCAACACATTTTCGGTGAATATCAAGATTCGGCTGGTTACGCTAAGAAGAGTAGTACTTCAAAAGTTGAAACGATTCCAAAAGGATCTACTTTATATAGGGTGGTTTCTAATAAAGACGAAAAACTAGGTGGGTCTAAGTACATGACTTATTTTAAAAGCGATCGTGACTTATATAGAGGACCTGCCAACGCTCAATTACGAGAGTTTAGCAAAGTAAATAGAGATAACTCGACATATGAAAAAGCGTTTAAGACCACAAAAGATTTGAAAATACCAACTGACGAGCATATGTACGATGTTTTGAAAAAGGTGGTAATCGACGATTGCGAAGCCAAAATCGCATTGGGGAAAGCTTCTGCAGAGTTTTATATGCATAATGGCGGTGGAGATGACGTTCATCTTAAACAATTGCATAAAGCGTATGATTTAGAAAAAAAGGGCGCTGAAATAACTAAAGATATGTTTAAGGACGATAAGGGCGACTCTGTCAACTATATTTTTGGCCTATATAAAAACCGATATCGTGTTCGAGCTGAATCGGTGATAAGCGATATAGATGGCGATAATAAGGGAGTTGCTGTCGAACAAGCATTTTCTGGTTTTGGAAGCAAACTAGGTTCTTCTATAAAAAATAAGGTAATTGGTGAACTTAAAAAGGAAGGATACTCTGCCGTTACTGATTATGCTTCGGTTGGAGGCGCTGCTGGGTTTAGAGAAGGTAGACAACCATTAATCGTTTTTGATACTGGAAGATCGATTAAAGAAGTTTCAACGTCTAAAATCACTAAGAAAAAGGCGATTAAAGCGTATCGTAATTATTCAGATTGGATGACCAAAGCTATTCGAGAAGATAACGGGATTTTGATTGACGAGACAAACAAATAACAATGATAACGCTATTGGAGGTGACTGTTTTGTATCGAAGACCGATTAGACCAGACGAGCTTTATCATCATGGAGTTCTTGGCATGAAATGGGGCGTTAGACGATACCAACCGTATCCTCATACCGGAAGAAGCGGAGTGTTTTTAAATCAATCAAGAGATCATGATATTAAGATAAAAAAAGGAACAACAGCGTATCGTGTTCAATCTGGTGACACTGTTGACGTCTCTGAGGGAAAACAAAAATACATATCGTTTGATAAGTTCGATAGCTATGCGTATGTTGCTGCAACAACTATGAACGGTGGCGTTTCGGTTAAATGGCACGATGAAAAAGGAAATGGCAAAGACGATGCGTTAAATATTGTTTCTATGAAACTTACAAAAGATATGATAGCGCCGTCATACAATAAAACTATGGAAACGTTTATCGACACCGTTAACGATATCGGCGTTAAAAAGTTTGCAAAAGAAGTTTTTACTAATCGTAAGGGTGAATACAAAAAGAATCTAGCTAAAGATTTTGTAAAAAATTATAACAACACTAAAAGCCAAGACTGTTTGGATCGTGCTTATTTGACGTTTACCAAAGCTTTCATGAATGACACAAAAGCAAAAAATCAATTTTTTGATTCTTTAAAGAAGCAAGGGTATACAGCAATTATTGACGATAATGATTTTCATTATAGCTTTGGGTTTACTAAGACGCCGACAATAATTTTTGATTCGTCTAACGTTAAACAGACTGGAAAAGAGAAAGTGTCTGGAAGAGACCTTGACTATAATTATAAACGCATATTCAACGTTGATGACAAGAAGAGCCTTGATACATTAAAGAAAGAGTATAAAGACGTATATAAAAAATATGAACCAGTTTATAACACGTATTCTAGTATGAAATATTATTAGACAAAGGAGGTCTACAAATGTATAAACGACCATTACGCTCAGATGAAATTTATCATTGGGGGTTTGGAGGAAAAAAAGGTCATAAATATGTAGCCAAAATAGGAGAAGGAAAAGACGCTAGGTATTTTTATTCTCAAGCCGAGCTTGCCGCTTATAAGTTGTCTAAAGCCGGTGGTCAAGCCATGAAAAAAGCTGGTCAGGTTGCCGAAAATGCTAAAAACGGAATGGCTCAGAAAACGCAATATGTTACTCAGAAGACTCAAGACGCCAAAAGAACAATTGGTAGAAAAGTTGAAGACGAGTTAGATTTTGCGAAATACGATGCTCAAGATGCGGCTACCGGAGTAAAAAGAAAAGCCGAAGACGTTAGTCGATCTCTTAAACGAAAAGCAGAGGATGTTACAACAGGTGCTAAAAGAAAAATAGAAGATGCTGCGCTTAAGACCAGCAGAAAAATAGAAGATTATAAAGATGAAAAAGAAGGAAGAACCGGATTTGTCGATAGGACAAAAAAGGGATTTAAACGATCAGGTGAAGACGTTGGTTTGGCCGCTACACGAGCCAAAGAAGATGCTAAACGCTCAGCGGCTAGAAAAATAGAGGACGTTAAAACGGCTGCAAGTAGAACTAAGGAAGACTGGGGCCGCAACACGGATAGAACTCTACATGAAACTCGTAAAATGTATAGTAGGGGAGCGGATGATACTGTTAGAAGCATTGCTAAGAATTCTAACGAACTCGATAAAGAGATTAAAAAGATTGGCGATTCTGCGAAAGAGAAATTGAATAAAGCAGCGGATACCGTCAGTGAAAGATCTAAGCCGTTAAAAGATATTAGCGAGAAAGCTAAACGCAAAGCTAAGAAAGCAAAGAAGAAAATTGATAAGTTTTTAAATCCGGGTATTACAGTTGAGCATCATACTCGAATGGGACATTAAGAATGGTGGTGATCACATTATGTATAGATATGTGAGGCCCATCAGACCTGATGAATTGTTTCACCATGGTGTCAAGGGGCAGAAATGGGGATTGAGACGATTTCAGGGTGCTGATGGATCATTGACAGCAGAGGGGCGTCGTCGTTACAGAGTTGACGGCGGAGCTCATCGATTTGCTCGTGCGATGTTTAACACCGAATTTGGTCAACGTTTAGCGGTTAGACGAAATCACGGTTTTAGACAAGATAAAAAAGCAATTAAGAAAGAATACAAAGAAGCTGTTCAGAAAGCAAACATGGCTAAGGCAAAGCTTAAAGCTATGAAAGGCGATGCCGATAAAGCTCAAATTAAACAGGTTAAAATGGATAGGAAGGCCGCCATAAAAGAGGCTAAAGCTGAAAGAAAAGCATCGATCGGCGAGGCTAAAGTCGCTGCCGCAAATGCTATTTATGGAAACCAGTCCAAATCTGCGAACCGCACTATTCAGACAGAGAGCACCGGTAAAGCTTTAGCTAAGTCTTTGCTAATGGGCGGTTATGGAGCTAAGAAGTATAATGAGATGAGACATTCGGATACTGGTAAAGCCGGTCGAGGCAAGTCTTACATTTATGGTTTATTCTCAAATGCTTCTCATCACTCCATCATTGACTATTCCAAATCTAAGACCCAGAAAGCCCCTAAGCAGTCAAAGCCTAAAAAGGAAAAGAAACGGGGGTGACATGAATGCACCACGAATACGATAACGATGAATTACAGTCATTCATAGACGACAACTCCGAAGAGCTCATGCATTATGGCCGCAAAGGAATGAAGTGGTATCAGCATATTTATGGAGCCGCTCAGGCAACAGCAAAATATGCTAAGAAAGCCGGAACGAAAGTTGCTGAGGCTAAAGCTAGCCACGATGAAAAGCAGAAAGAAAAAGCTATTCAGAGCGGCGATCTTAAAAAGGTTAATAAGTATAAAACAAAGATGACCAACACCGAACTTAAAACTGCTTATGATAGAGTCGACATGGTTAACAAGAATAGCTCAAATTCTAATAAAAAAGATAAAAATAATAATCAAAATGGGAATAAGAACGCTCAGAAAGATTTTGATCCAGTTAAGGCGTTTTCTAACATGGCAAATAATCTTGATACAACTTACAAGGCCGTCGATACGCTTATGAGTACTTATAACAAAGCGAAGCAGTGGACGCCAGAAGCTAGGGCAGAAAAGGCATATCGTCAAGACGTTATTAGAAATATGAGAGTACATGACTTTTTAGAAAATCAACATAAGTTTAGTAATCAAGAAGTACAAGATTTTCAGAAGAGATTTAATAATCTTAAGCTTGTGATCGATAGGGCTAATGCTTATGGTGACCCATCATCTGGCAAACACAATGTCAGAAGAGGAAAACATAGTCGTAGAGACGATGATACGCTTGGTAAACCTGGTAAACATGATCCTAAATAGAAAGGTTTAATATATGTCATTATCAAACACAGCAGTACCGAAATATTACGGTCAATTCAGAGATGCTGTTTTAAGAGGAGAAATTCTAGTTAACAGAGAAATCTCAATGGAGATGAACAGAATCGACGATTTGATAGACAACCCTGGTGTGTATTATGATGACGAAGCTGTAGAAGGGTGGATTCGATTCTGTGAATCTGAACTAACACTTACTGATGGGTCCGACTTAGTTTTGTTGGACTCTTTTAAGTTATGGGGAGAGCAAATCTTTGGTTGGTATTATTATATAGAAAGAACTGTATACGAACCAAGCCCGGATAACCATGGCGGAAGATTTGTAAGAAAACGAATCCTAAAACGACTAATTAACAAACAGTATTTGATCGTAGCCAGAGGCGCTGCTAAATCACAATACGAATCATACATACAAAACTACTATTTAAATGTAGATACGACAACAACACATCAAGTTCATACTTCGCCAACAATGAAACAGGCTGAAGAAGTACTACAACCAATTCGAACCGCAATTACTAGATCTCGAGGACCATTGTACAAATTTTTGACAGAAGGTTCTTTACAAAATACAACAGGTTCGAGAGCTAAGAGACAAAAGCTTGCTCCTACAAAGAAAGGAATTGAGAATTTTTTAACCGGTTCTTTGTTGGAAGCAAGACCGATGACGATTGATAAACTTCAGGGACTGAACAGTCGAGTTAATACTGTTGATGAATGGTTGTCTGGAGATGTCAAGGAAGATGTAATCGGAGCTTTAGAGCAGGGTGCTTCTAAAAATGACGATTACTTGATCTTAGCGGTTAGTTCAGAAGGCACTGTTCGAAACGGTGTTGGCGACACAATCAAAATGGAATTAACTTCTATTCTTAAAGGAGAATACGTTAACCCACATGTATCTATCTGGTGGTATAAACTTGATGACATCAAAGAAGTTAATGACCCGAGCAAATGGATAAAAGCTAATCCAAATATCGGAAAGACAGTTACTTACGAAGTCTATCAATTAGACGTAGAAAGAGCTGAAAAAGCACCTGCCAACAGGAACGATATCTTAGCAAAAAGATTCGGAATCCCAATGGAAGGATACACATATTTCTTTACATATGAAGAAACTAAGCCACATAGGAGAACCGACTTCTGGAATCTCCCGTGTGCAATGGGCGCAGATTTATCACGAGGTGATGACTTCTGTGCTTTTACTTTTCTATTTCCACTTTCTAATGGTACGTTCGGTATCAAAGCTAGAAGTTATATTACAAGCTTAACTTTGCAAAAACTCCCAAGGGCTATGAGAGAAAAGTATAACGAGTTTATGGAAGAAGGCTCCTTAGTTGTATTAGAAGGAGTTGTTCTTGACATGATGGATGTTTATGACGATTTGGACAGATACATCGAAGAAAGTCAATACGATGTAGTTTGCATTGGCTATGACCCGTATAACGCTAAATCGTTTGTCGAACGCTGGGAGAAAGAGAATGGACCGTTTGGAATTGTTAAAGTAATTCAGGGTGTTAAAACTGAGTCTGTCCCATTAGGAGAACTTAAAGCCTTAGCCGAAGAGAGAATGCTCATCTTTGATCAAGAGATTATGTCGTTCACAATGGGAAACAGTATTACGCTCGAAGATACAAACGGAAATAGAAAATTACTTAAGAAGCGTCATGAGCAGAAGATCGATAACGTCGCTGCTATGATGGACGCTTTTGTATCATACAAAATTAATAGAGAAGCTTTTGAATAGAGGATGAATACAAAATGGACGAAAGCATTTTAAACACTATTAAAAAGTTACTAGGTATTGATAGCTCCTATAATGCTTTCGATCAAGACATTATAGTTCACATCAATACGACTATAAACATTCTATACCAGCTTGGGTTAGATTCTTGTAAAGGCTTTTGTGTTCAAGATGAGTCTGAAACATGGGGCGATTTGCTATCGAATAACGACATTTTAAATCTCGTTCAGACTTATGTATATTTGCGAGTTAAATCCATGTTTGACCCGGCTAGTGGCTCTGTCAATGAATCTCTCAATAGAATTCAGCAAGAGCTTGAATGGAGAATCAACGTAATGGTTGATCCGAAAGATTTTTGGTAAGGTGGTGAGACAAAATGATATATAGACCTCCGATACGACCAGATGAGTTATATCACTGGGGCAAAAAGAAATCTCACAAGTATATAGCTAAAGTCGGTGAAGGTGACGACGTTCGATATTTTTACACCGAGCAAGCTTATAACAACTATAAGAATGGCGAAAAGATGACGTTGGTTACCGATCCAAAAGAAATAAAAGAGCATGAAGCAGAGGCTCAGCGTCGTTTCGAATTAGCACAGGAAGAAGCTAAGAAAAAGTTTATTGATGATAAACGGCAAGCTAAAGAAGAGGAAAAGAAGAAGCAGTTTATTGATGACTTAGTGCAAGATAAAAAACCTGGAGATCTGATCAATCCCGATAAAGATTTTCGAGATAATATGGACGATGGTCTTTGGCCCGCAGAGAGAAAGAAAACTGCTGGTGAGAAGATTAAAGATTATTTTAAAGACGCTGCTCGAGAGTATGCTGCGGATAAGAAAAGGCAGAGACAAGCGACTAAAGAGCTCGCAAAAGAAATGAGCAAAGAGATTGCTTGGCAAGCTAAAGATGCTGGTAAAAAGTGGGTTGAAAACGAAAAGAAAAACGATTCCTTGTTATGGCAAGCTTCTGAATTTTTGAACGATATGGCTAATGGAAATCTTCCTAAGAATTCTAATACTAGTGCTAAGCCTCGTAAAAAGCCAAAAACTCGTAAACCAACCGGTGGTAGGAAGCAAACTGATTAGTAGGAAGGGGCGATGCACAATGTATTCTTATATCAGACCAGTCCGCTCTGACGAATTGTTCCATCACGGGGTTAAAGGCCAAAAATGGGGAATCAGAAGGTATACGAACAAAGATGGTTCTTTAAATGAAGAAGGAAAAAAACATTATGACGTTGATAATAACTCTAGTATAGTTGGGCGAGCATTGTTTAATTCTACAACTGGCCAAAAGCTTGCAGTTACCTTTAACAAGGGCTTTAGAGAAGACAAAAAATCTATAAAGAGTGAGTATAAAGACAAAGTTAAAAGTAAAGATAAAGACGAGTCCAATGAAGCTAAAGCTGCTCAAAAAGAAGCTATTAAGCAAGCTAGAGTAGATACCGCCGACGCGATTTATTCTCATCAGTCTCATGATGCAAATACTTCTATACAGACAGAAAGTTTTGGAAAGCAGTTTGCTAAAAAAATGGTGATGGGCGATTATGGAAATTTGATGTATGCCAATTTACGAAATCCGAAGAACGGAAAGGCTCTGGATAAAGGATCGGCGTTCGTTACGTCTATGCTAGCTAATGTTGCCAATACATATACTGGCGGAGCCACCTCTACTATGGACTATATAACAAGAAGACAATACGAAAAACGAAAAGAGAGAGGTAACTAAGATGCTAAAGTTTACAGATAGACTTCAGCATGCTTGGAATGCTTTTTTCAATAAAGATCCGACTATGGAATACAATCGTTCTATTAATGCTTATTACGGCGGAATGAACACGACCAACCGTCCGGATCGAATACGATTGTCCAGAGGTAATGAAAGAACAATAGTGACCGCTGTTTACAATCGAATAGCGTTAGACGTAGCTGCCACAACCATCCAACACGTTAGGTTAGATCAAAATGGTAGATATGTTGAAACTATTGATTCCGGGCTTAACGAATGTCTAACAGTATCGGCGAATCGTGATCAGACCGGGCGTTCTTTTATTCAGGACGTAGTCATGTCTTTATTTGACGAAGGCTGTGTTGCTATTGTTCCAGTCGAAACCAATGTTAATTTGTTGGAAACTAACTCATACGATGTTACTTGTATGAGAACTGGAAAGATTATTAATTGGTATCCAAAGCATGTAAAGGTAAGAGTCTACAATCAAGATACAGGAAAGAAAGAAGACTTAATTTTACCAAAAGATAAAGTTGCAATTGTTGAGAATCCTTTATACGCAGTTATGAACGAACCCAACTCAACACTGCAACGCTTAACACACAAACTAAGATTGCTGGATGTGGTCGACGAACAGGCTGGATCCGGCAAACTAGATTTAATAATTCAGCTTCCATATGTTGTTAAAACGGAAGCGAGACGTAAACAGGCAGAAAATCGTCGGAAAGATATTGAGATGCAGTTAGCCGGTTCTAAATACGGCATTGCATACACTGACGGTACAGAACATATAACTCAGTTGAATCGTTCTCTTGAAAACAACCTATTAGGTCAAATCGAATTTCTAACGAGCATGCTATACAGCCAGTTAGGTTTAACGACGTCGATCTTTGATGGTACGGCAGACGAGAGAACTATGCTGAATTATTATTCAAGAACTGTTGAACCGATATTGTCTGCAATTGTTGACGAAATGAAACGCAAATTCTTAACCAAGACTGCTCGAACTCAGAGGCAGTCTATTTTCTTTTATAGGGATCCTTTCCGATTAGTTCCTGCAAACGAATTGGCTGAGATTGCGGATAAGTTCACACGTAACGAGATCATGTCCTCGAATGAGATGAGACAGATCATTGGATTGAAGCCTAGTGCAGATCCTCGTGCTGATGAACTTAGAAATAAGAATTTAAACGAATCTGTGGATGCTATGGGGTATCCATTGACGGATAGTCCGTATCCAGAAGAGGATGTTGCGTATGAAGAAGAGGCTTCGCCAGATGCCGCCTCGGATTACGAAGAAGTTGAATACGTTTAAGGAAATCGAAAGGAGGATTCAAAATGGCATTCGATTTCAGTGGCTGGGCCACGAGAAATGATTTGAAATGCTCTGACGGAAGAACTATCCGTAAGGATGCTTTCAAAGACAACGATGGAAAAGAAGTTCCATTGGTATGGCAGCATATTCATGATGACCCTACTAATGTTCTCGGTCATTGCCTTCTAGAGAATACCGATGAAGGAGTGTACGCCTATGGCAAGTTCAACAATACAGAAGCAGCTAAGCATGCAAAAGAACTTGTTCAGAACGGAGATATTACCGCTTTATCTATTTATGCAAATAAATTGACTCAGAAAGGCGGAGACGTTCTTCATGGAGCAATTCGAGAAGTTAGTTTGGTTTTAACTGGTGCTAATCCCGGAGCATTTATCGACGTTCCTGTTCTTGCTCATTCTGGAGAAGAAGTGGAAGACGAAGCGATTATCTATACTGGTGAAGAAATTAGTTTGTCCCATGCCGACGAAGAAGATGAAGAAGAAACTTCTGAAGAAACAGTTCAGGATGTAATGGACACTTTAACTGATAAACAGAAGAAGGTTGTTTATGCATTGATTTATCAGGCACTTCACAACGGCGACGAAGAGGATGAGGAAGAAACAGTGGAGCATTCTGATTTAGAATCAGATGATTATGAGACTCTTTACAATGGTCTCACAGATAAAGAAAAAGAGATGGTTCAGTATTTAGTTGGCAAAGCTTTAGACGACAACACTACGGCCATTCAGCATGCCGACGAAGACGATGATGAAACGATCCAGGACATTTACAACGGATTTAACGAAGATCAGAAAAAGTTAGTCCATATTCTTATTGGCAAAGCGGTAGCCGACAAAAACAAAACGGTTCAGCATGCCGATGAGGAAGAAGAAGTCGAAGATGATGGATTCGATATGCAAGCTGTATACAACACCTTAAGCGACAAGCAGAAGGAAGTTGTTAACTTTTTAGTTGGGGAAGCTTTATCCGACGATGACGAAGATGAAGACGACACTGAAGAACCCGACGAAGAACCAGAAAATGTAGAACATTCCGAAGGAGGAACTAATGTTATGAAAAAGAACGTATTTGAGTATACTGACGCAAACACCGAACTTATGCACGCTGACTTCAGCGAGATCATGAAAGAAGCTAAGAAGAGCGGCAGCTTTAGAGAAGCACTTGAAAATTATTCTTTATCTCACGGCGCAGATGACAACCTGACAGATCTTGGTTACACAAGGACTGTAGACCAGCAGACTGGTGCGGTAACACTTAATCCGGATTATGGCATTGGTAATGTAGATTACCTGTTCCCGGATGCAAGAACACTCAATGGAACTCCCGTATTTGTACAGAGAGATATGGGATGGGTTGAGAAAGTTATGAACGGCGTTCATCGTTCTCCTTTCTCCAGAATTAAATCCGTATTTGCAAACATCACAGAAGACGATGCTCGTGCAAAGGGTTACACCAAAGGTCGTCGTAAGAAAGAAGAGATCTTCGGTTTACTGAAGAGAACAACTGCTCCTACAACCGTATACAAGAAACAGAAGATGGATCGTGACGACGTTATCGACATCACAGATTTTGACGTAATTGCTTGGCTGAAAGCTGAGATGAGAATGATGCTCGACGAGGAAATCGCTCGTGCTATTCTTGTTGGTGATCAGCGTCCTATGTCCAGCGATGACAAGATCTCCGAGATTTCTATTCGTCCTATCTACACAGATGATGACTTCTTCTCCATCAAGGTTCCGGTTGTTGTTAAAGACAAAACTGATGAAGATGAACTTGCTAAGAAATCCATTCGTGCAGCCATTAAAGCTAGAAAGAACTACAAAGGTTCCGGCACTCCTACTTTCTTTACTTCTGAAGACATGCTTACTTCCATGCTTCTTATGGAAGATGCTATTGGCCATAAGCTGTATAGAACTGAGGCTGAATTAGCAACTGCTCTTCGTGTTAAAGAGATCGTTACTGTTCCGGTATTCGAAGGCCTG